GGTGCGATCGACGGGCGAACCGATGCGGGTCTGCCGGCGCAGCTGGATGTTGGCCGGGATCAGCGGTTCGCCGGTCACCATCCACTCGGCGCCGGAGGTGAACACCTGGAGATGGCGCCCCGAAAAAACGGCGCGAATGGCGTTGACCTGATCCGACAACAAAGGAAATTCGATGCTCTCGTCGTCCAGCCCCTCGCCGAGATCGAAATTGAACAGATCGCCCGATTTCGACAGCCAGAGCCGGTTAGGCAGATCGCGAGAGCCGCCGATGACGAGGCGATCCTGGTGAAAGCAGACCGCAACCGGCCAGCCGCGCAAATTAGAGTAGGCCTGTTCGCTCCAATCCGCGGTCGCCCCGGTGGACGTCAGCGTCTCCTTGACGTCGGCGCGTACGGTGGTTGGCGAGACGAATTGGACGATCTGGGTCTCCTTATTGCCGATGCGCATGCGCAGGCCGACATGCTCAGTGGCGAAGACCGAATCAGAGGCAGTGACAGTAATCGTGCCGGTTGTTGCACTCGGCTGCACGGTCACCCAGTCACCGGCGAACTTGAAGTGCGGCGCGTACGTCCGCCCGCTCTCGCTGAAGAAGTTCCAGTCGCTCAGCACCCACTGCGCTGCCCCGATGCGCGTCAGCTGCTTCGGCGGCACGTCCGGATGAACGATAAGCAAGGTGTCGGCGCTCTGCGTCCAGTTCAACTGCCGCAACTGAGCCGCGGTCCACGGCGTGACGAGTTCGGCAATGCGGATCTCGTCGCTATAAATGCGCAACAGGCGGTCGGTCAGCAGCAGGAGGTAGGTCTGTTCGGTATTGAACTCGAAGGCAATCAACCGCCCTGGACCGGCTGCGGTATCAACGAACCGTAGACCGGGCCTGCGGGTCACGCCGCCCGCGGGATGCACGAATACATTTCGCAAGGCTGAAGCGCCGTTCTCATACGCGCGAAGATCGCGCCGACCGAGCAGTGCGGGCGAAATCTCGCCCGCAGCGAAGCTCGTCTTTTGCATACGCAGGCGCGGCATCAGTAGCGTTCCGAGATGAGGGTGAAATCGGTGATCTGGGGCGCCGTGTCCTCCTGCGCATCGATCAGCTTGGCGCGGCGGAATTCCGCTTCGGCAAGGTTGCGCATGCCTTCCCAGCGTGCGGTCGAGTCGGTGAGCGGAATGCAGAATTCCGCCGCCAGATGCGCCAGCAGCGCCATCGTGAAGAAGGGCGGGAAGTCGTCCTCGCGCGGCCGACAGATATAGGTGAGCGTCACCTCGTCGGCGTCGCAGTGGACCTGGCGCGCGTAGATCCGGTAGCGCAAGCCGGATCCCCTGCCGCCAGTGCCTGCCGAAAGCACGCGCAGGCAATCGGGCGGCAACTGAAAAGCGTATTCGAAATCAGCCGTCGGCCGCTTCACAAGCCGCAGCAGATCGGCTTGAGCGATCGCAAAGTTCCACGGATGGGATGAGAGCAGCGCGTCGCGGGCAGCCGGATAGAGGTTCGCTGCGACCTCCGCCTCCAAGGTCCCCTCGTCGAAAGACGTGATCGTCCCGGCGCCGATCTTCAGCAGCGCCCGCGAACACAGATCCAGGGGTGTCATACCCATGGTGAGATATCCCTTCAGCGGAAAACGGATGGAATGGCGGGGCGGCGTTCACCGGAGCCGCTCCCCGACCTGAGCTGCGATCGAGGAGCGGCCGCCGGTGCTACGCACTCGCCGGCTCGCGAGCCGGCGTCGTTCGTTTAAGCGTCGTTGACGGTCCCGAAGGCGGTCAGATTGGCAACATCGACCACGCTGCCGGTATTGGTGTTGACGACAAAAACGCCGGCCCCCTTGCTCGCCGCATTGTCGACGTTTGCAAGGATCATGTCGCCGCTCCGCAGCATGTCGGTTGCGGTGTTGAAGTAGCCGGCGGTGCCAACTGCCGTCGCGGTATCGTTGGTAAGGTAGTGCCACAGCGTGAAGCCGTTGGCATAGGCCAGCACGCTCAAGCGCTTGGGATCATAAGCCATTTTGGGGCACTCCGTCAGTTTTCGTTGCAGGAGAAGGCGACGACGCCGCTGCCATCGATCAGGCACGCGCCCTGGCTCATCATGTTGTTGACGAAGTGGGCGGCGCGGTCGCCGTGCCAGGTGATATCGGTCTTCACATCGGAGCCGACGGCATGGCCGACCGCGGTCTTGTGATACCAGAAGCACCGGCGGATGCCACCGCTCACCGGCAGCCCGGAGTGCGGGAGCCAGAGCGTGCCCAGCCAGCGCTTGGCCTGGGTCCCCTTCCACGGCAGATCGTCACCACCGACGTAATCGGCATTTGCGAACTCCTCGACGTTGAGGAGGTCGCTCCACTGCTTCCAACCCACAATCGCGAAGCGCTGTCCGTCGTCCGGAACATCAGCCCCGCCCAGCGTCTCGAAGGCGGCCAGAATCTTCTCTTTGGTCAGGCCGTCGGTCGTGCCGCCGACGGTTGCCGTCACCGTCGCCAGCTGGTTGATGATGAGTTCGTCGGTCTTCCGGCCGAGCGCATAGGCACCGGCACGAGCAACGACCTGCTGCTCGTTGATGTTGGTCTTCAGCTCATCGAGGCGATCGACCCAGTCGCCGGCGTAGTAGTCGTACAGCACACACTCGACCGGCTGGTGATCGACGTTCATGACCGGCACCTTGCCGTGACGCGCTTTCGTCGCGGCGACGCCCTTACCCACTTTCTGGAAGGTTGTGGTCGCGCCAATGACCGCGTCCTTGACACGAACGGTGTTGCGAAGCTTCGAGCCCATCTGCTGGTACTGGATGTGCACTTCGGCTTCGAAATTCTTGATGAAAGCCTGATCGACAGATGTCGACATGCAAGAATCTCCTGATTCGTAATTGACCTGTCTTGCGAACGAAGCGGCGCTTGCCGGTTATGGTGGTGCCGCCGGCACACGCGCTTGCGCCATAACCGGGCCCGGTATCGGATCGATCCGGGTTGTCCGGTCGGCTTATCTCAGGGACGAGAACGATTTGTCGGGCCGCACGCCCGGAACCCTTTCCGCCTTCCGCGATTGCGGGAGGGCGCACCGCATCATTGCGTTCGCGCTCAACCGCCTAATCCTGGTAAAGCTTGCGGAACCCTTCGCGCACCTTGTTCACGATGGCCGGATCCTGATCGCGCCAGTAGCGCGGATCGCGCATCAGCGTCTTCAGATCAGCCTCGGTCGCTACGCTCGCACCGGCCTCACCTTCGCGCACCAGTCCGGGCTCGCCGTTGCTCATCAGGCGCTCCATGGCGAGCACGCCCTCGTATGTCGTCGACAGGGCATCAAACACGCGGTGCGGTAGGTTCGCACGGCCCCACGCATCGAGCTGGCGCGCCGTTTCCCGCCACCGCTGTTCACCGCCGAAGTGTTTGACAAGACGGGTGACTTGGCCTTCCGTTTCGAACAGGGTCGCGATTTCGGTCACCATCGGCATCAGCCGTTCCGACGCCAAGTCGTAAACGAGCTGTGCCTGCTCCTGCGAGAAGCCGGCTGCATGCAGGCGGCGGTTAAGGTCCGCATCGCTCTCCAGAAGTTCGGTCTGGATCTTGATCTCGTAGTCCTCAGGCCGCGCCGGCAGCTCGCGCGCCGAAAGGCCGCTCAGCTTGCGTTCGAGTTCGACGTAGGACTTAACGAGCGCCTCGGTGCGCAGCTCGCCCTTTTCGTCGTCCCAGAACTTTTCTGGAATGCCGACAGGCCGCTCACTGCCCGCGGCCTGCGCCGCTGCTTCGTTGTCTTCGGTGGCGAGCGAACCTGCAGCGGAGGCGTCCGCCGTAACGTTCAGGAGGCTGTCGACAGTTTCGGTTTCTTTGGCTGACAGATCGTCGGTCACGTTTCCCTCTTGCGATTGTGCGGACCGCCCGCGCCTTTGGCGACGAGGGCCTCGACATAAAGAACCATCTGGCGCTGACCTTCGACGTAGCGCATCAGCGCTTCCGAGACCTGCGGGCCGAGCGCCCGCTCCACGGTGAGCCGGCGGAGGTGGCCTAGGACCTGCCGCCCGTCGGCAGACAGGAAGCAGCGTGCGAAGACCGTTGCTAACTCTGCCTCGCCGGCCGCGGTACTCGGCTGTGCCTCGGCGCCGGAGCGGTCCGAGTCGAACCAGTCCCATCCCTGACTTGGTGGGCTCA